GAAACAGCACAGTTTCACCTACAGGACAACTTAAACAAGTCTATTCGTCACGGTGCACGTATTTTACTTGGGTTGTTTCAGAAGCTTTATACCGTACCGATGATGCGCCGTATTATTGGTGCAGATGGTGAAGCGCAAACGATTCAATTGTTTGATAAGACTGCTGAGGGTATTTTGGCTGATGTGACGATCGGTCGATATGATGTGAGAATGGATACAGGGCCATCTTACAATACTCAACGTGAACAAAACTTCCAGATGATCATGCAACTGTTGCAAATGAATCCGCAGTTGTTTGCCATCATTGGTGATATTTTGCTTCAAAACTCGCCGTTACTGAATGCAAAGGAAATTGCTGAACGTATCAAGAAAACCATGCCGCCTAATTTGTTGGGTGATGGTGATCAAATTAATCCTGAACAGGCGAAGGCACAAATTCAGCAAATGGATCAAGTGATCCAAAAAATGACGGCTGATATTGAGAAGTTGCAAAAGCTTGTGGATGACAAGGATCAAGATCGTCAGCTTGAAATGGTCAAAACTCAGTTACAAGCCGAAAAAGATATTCAGGTTGCTCAAATCAATGCATCCAGTCGTTCAGATGTGCAGGAATTACGAGGCATTATTGAGTTATTAAAGCAACGTATCGATATCACTAACGCGCCGCCTAATTGGGTTCAGCAGGGTGAGGGTGTAGATAATTACGCACCAAGCCAAGACATTACACAAATCCCGCAGTCAGAGCGGAATGATCCACCGCCTGACACGATACCATCAGACATGCCAAGCCCTCCTAGCGAGGGTTTTTTAACGTCTGAACCAACGGATCAACCAAACTTCGCTCCCGAATCTGATCAATTTGGGGAAGGCGCACAGATCAACAATGATGGCAATACGCCAAATATGGAGCAGGGCAATGGATCCGAATTCTGAGACTCAAGAACACGTAGAAAGCACCGCTACGGAAAATAATGGTGAAGCAGTCAAAGTTGCAGAACCCATTGATGGCGAAGGTCATCAGGAAAATGGTGAAGGTGCTCAACCAAAAGAAGGTGAACAACCAAATCAAGAACCTGAAAAACCTAAAAAAAGTCGTGCACAAGAGCGAATTGAGCAAACAACTCGTGAAAATGCCGACCTAAAACGTCGCTTGGCTGAGTATGAATCAAAGCAAAATGCACCTAAAGCTTCAGAACGACCAAAGGTTGAAGAATTTGAAACATACGATGAGTTTCAAGAGAAACTAGGCGAATGGCAGGTCGAAGAGGCTGTGCGCCGTTTAGAAGAAAAGCAGGGTAAAAAACAGGCTGAACAGACACAGAGTCAGAAACAGGCTGAGTTTCAAGGGGCGATTGATAGCTTCGCTGAAACGGCAGCCGATTTTGATGAAGTGGTTACTGCGGGAATTAATCGCGGACTTCCAATGCCTATTACACTTGATGAAGTTGCAGCTGAATTTGGGTATGACGCAAATATTCAGGTTCGATTGCTGTATGAGTTGGCTAAAGATGAAGCGTTTCATGAATTAGTTTCTGGATCTTCAAAACTTAAAGCTGCTCGCTTGTTAAGTGAACGTGCTGATTCTTTTGCCAAGAAAGAACCCCCAAAAATCCCCAATGCTCCCAAACCAATTAAACCAACATCTGCGAATACACCAGTTACTCGTGATCATGCAAGCATGAGTGATGATGAGTGGTATCAGGATCAGATCAAGAATCGAAAGGCTAAATAATTATGTCAAATCAAGTTTTAACACATCAAATGATTGCGCGTGAAGCTGCAAAAATGCTTGAAGAAGAAGCGCCGTTCATTGCGAATATCAACAAAGGTCGTCAGGATGAGTTTGGTAAGGATGTACAGGGTTACCAAAAAGGCGACACTGTGACAATTAAAATCCCAACTTCAGGTCGAGTTTACAACGGGTCACAATTTGCGGAGGGCAATGGCGCAACTGATGTTATTGAAGAGTCTGTAAACTTAAAGCTCGATACTCAAAAACACGTTGCATTGCAGTTTGGTGCAAAAGAAAAGCTATTAAATATCACTGATTTTAAAGATCGTATTCTTCGCCCACAAATGCAAACACTTTCCTCAGTTGTAGAAGCTGATTTGATTGCTCGTGGGGTGTTGGCCACGCCGAATCAGGTTGCAATGAACTTGGCAGGTGCTACGCCATCGAATGCCCTAGCTTTAGCTCAAGCTAAATTAAATCAGTATTTAGCACCCGTTGGTGAGCGTTCTGTGTTGGTTTCCAATAACGCAAACGTAGCCTTATCTGGTGAAGTTTCTCGCATGTACAACCCAACACAGTCATCAAGCAAAGCTTATCTAACAGGTTATGTTTCAACAGCTTTCGGTGCGGATATTTATAACCACCAATCAATTGCTGTATTTAATAACGGTACTGCTGCTGGAATCACTGTTTCAGGTGCTAACCAAACTGGTAAAACACTGGTTGTATCGGCAAGTACAGCAGGAACGCTAACAAAAGGTACTGTATTTAATATTGCAGGTATTAATGCAGTTCATCCATTAACTGGTCAAGATCTCGGCGTTCCTCAAGACTTTGTGGTAACCGCTGATGCTACCGTGGGAACAAATACGGCTGTTTCTATCTTCCCAGCACTTAATGCAACCGCGCCGAATAAAACAACCTCAGCTCTTGCCGCGAATGGTGCAGCAATTACGGTTAAGTCTGTTAATGGGTTTCAAAATCTTGAATTCCATAAAGATGCATTTACTACAGCTTTTGCGCCGTTACCAGTTCTTGCATCATGTGAAGGCTACACAGCTCGTTTACCAAGTGGTGTTTCAGTCCGTGTGATGACGTTTGGTGATGGTAACAACGATTACGAGCGTACTCGTATCGATGTGCTGTATGGCTTCCAAGTTGTACGCCCTTTACATGCTTGCCGTATCACTCAGTCTTAATAATCGCATGACAACACATGCCCCTTAATTGGGGCGTTGTCATTTCTGGAGTAATGAAAAGTGGATTATCCAAAAATGCTCTATAAGGGCGACACAAAGCATTATCAGCATATCTTGGCAGATGATCAGGATCACGAGTCTGATTTAAAAGATCAGGGTTATGTTGATTTTGCTGATCTGGAAGAGTGGACAGGCCTTGCTTCTGGAGTTGTTGGTTCTGCAAGTAAAGGGGAACTACCAGTTGATCAAAAGCTTGATGAATTAAGCAAAAAGGTTGTTGATTTAGAACTTCAACTCAACGTCGCTCAAACCGAACGTGATGAAAATATCGCTGAGGTTGAACGGCTAAATGCAATCATTGAGCGTGGTTCTCGGGAAAACATTGAGCTTCGTAAGCAGCTTGATGAATTTACTTCTCAAGCTGGGCAAGCTGTTGAGGCAAAACCCAAAACCACTAAACCAAAGGCAGAATAAATGAAAATCAGCAAGATCATTGAAGGCGCATTAAAACAACTCGGTGTATTAGCAGCAGGTGAAAATGCACGTGCAGATGAGCTTGCTGACGCCGTTGATTGTTTACACCAATTATTATCACAGTGGGCCACCGATAAGTTTTATGTGTACAAATCCAATATTTTGATTTTAAAACTCAATGGATCTGGCACATACCGTATCGCGCCTAAGAGTCACAGTGAAAACTTTTGCTGTGATTATGAAATTTCAGATTGTGTAGCGTGTAATTCAACCGAATTTAATAGCGAAGAGTGCACATGCGGATTGCACCACCCCCCGCTTAAAATTGATTTGAAAGCGGACATTCAGTCTATTTCAACGGTAGCTTGGCTAGATGGCTGTCAGATTGATCTGATTCGGGATAAAAATGACACTCGATTGCGACCAATGTGCGTTCCAGTGATTTATCAGCAAGATGTGTGCGATTGGGTTTTTGAAGTATGTGATCGTGGTGCAAAAGAGCTAAAGATCAAAGTATTCACTTTTCCTGAAACATTTGAATGCTCTGATGAATTATTGATTCCTAAGCACTATGAACGTGCTTTGCGCTTAAGTTTGGCGTTGGAAATAGCTCCAATGTTCGGCACATCGGCAAGTCCTGAATTAATTAAAAATTTAGACAATGCAATGCGCTTGTTAAATAAAAGCAATGTCACTCCGATTTATGCAAATGATACGAATAATGAAATTGGTATAGGTGTAGGAGCTTGTTATGGGTGGCGTCATTGATATTCCGATCGTTGGCCAGTCATACCACTTGAAAGACTGGTCAATTGATTGCCAGCGTACAGTTAATTTATATCCTCAGGTTGTTGAAAGTGGTAATACGCCGCAGGTTTCGGCTTTACTTTGCACACCCGGACTATTCAAGCGTTTTGAACTTAATGGGAAGATCAGAGGGCTTTATACATGTGCAAATAAGTTATTTGTAGTTGCTGGGTCAAAGATGTACCAAATCGATAAGACTGATACAGTTGTAGAAATTGGTGATGTATCAGGAACTGATTTTGTTACTTTTGCTGATAACTCACTGCAACTCATGATTGCAGGTGATTCGCTTTATTCGTATTCACTTGATAAGCGTGTATTAACCAAAATTGAGGGTGAAGAGTACTTCGGTGCGAGTGATATCACATATCTTGATTCACGCTTCATCTGGACAGTGCCAAACAGTGGGCGTGTGCAATGGTCGCAACTATTGAGTCAGAAAACAGATGCTTTGAGCTATGCGACTGCCGAGGCAAAATCAGACAATATTGTGCGTACTGTGGCTAATAATGGTCAGCTTTGGCTAATAGGCGAAAAAACTACTGAAATATGGAACAGCACTGGATCACCAGATTTGCCATTTCAACGTATGTCAGGTGCATACATTCCAACCGGTTGTGTGGCTAAAAACTCGGTATGTCAATTCGGTGGTGCATTAATCTGGCTCAGTCAAACCGATCATGGCCAAGCACAGATTGTGATGACTCAAGGTTATCAAACATCACGTATTTCGAATCATGCAATTGAAACTGAGATTGCAAATTACACCAAGATTGATGATGCGTATTCATTTGCCTATCAACAAGATGGACATGCATTTTTAGTGATGACATTCCCGACAGCTAAAAAGACTTGGTGTTATGACGCGATAACGCAAATGTGGCATGAACGCAGCTGGTATAACAATGAAACTTTTACTGGAGAGCATCACCGGGCAAATACTCATTGTTTCTTTAATGGTGAGCATCTCGTTGGTGATCGTGAGAGTGGCTTGATCTATCGTTTATGCGGAGATACTAAAACCGATAATGGCGTGATGATTTTACGCGAGCGAACAACACCGGTAATCAATCCACATAGTCAGCGACTCATTTTTGATGAGTTGGAATTAAAATTACAGGTTGGCCAAGATCAAAACACAAAACCATTGGTTATGCTGGATTGGTCTAATGATGGTGGTCGAACGTGGTCCACGACATTTGAGCAGGATCTTGGCGCAATCGGTGGATATGATAAGCGTGTTATTTTTCGCCGCTTAGGACAGTCGTTTAATCGTGTTTTTCGCCTAAAGATGTCAGATGCTGCAAATCTGGTGATTTTGGGTGCCAAAGCGAGGATCCGATAATGATTGTGCCTGACTCAACTCAAGTGCCGCTATATGAGCCAATTTACTCAAATGGCGTGATATCCCAGGTATGGGTAATGTTCTTTCAAAAGTTGGCAAAACTGGCAAATAACACGGATGCCAACGGTGACATACTGGAGCTTATTCAGCTTGCCAATCAACTTCCGACTAATGCTCATTTAGCACAACAAGGCTTTGATATAGCTGAAATGCAAAACGTGTTTACAACCGTTCCCATACATCAAAGCCATATTGAAGAAATGCCGCCAGTTTTGGCGGTTTTTTTATGTGACCAAGAAATCATGCCTTTATGTGCAATACCAATGAGTGTTGAGCCTGTTTTACCCGTGGTCACACTTCCATCCAGTGAGATTATTCATGATTAAGTATAAAAACCCATTCAAGCCACAGACTTTAATCGCTGGCAATGTGTTGGCTTATCAGGTGCCAGAAAGCACTGTATCACAAGTACGCGCATGCACATTTCATAATAAATCTGAGGCCAATGTGGTGATTGAGATCTATCTAGTACCCGCCAATGTTGAGGCTGTAGATTTGGCTCAGCGCTTAGTACGAAAAACCTTAAGTCAAAACGAGTCTTATCTTTGTCCTGAAATCATCAATCATGCGCTTGAAGCAGGGTGCAAGGTTTATTTCACTGGTACTGGTGTTAATGCAATGTTGTCAGTAATGGAGCAGGCGGTATGATTAAAAATGAATTAACTGATAACACATTATTGCTACTTCAAATTTTGGGTGATGTAAAAAATAGAACATATATTCAGTTAGTTAAAGATGTTGAAAATAAACTTAAAGCAGGCATTGCTGAGGGAGAAGTGCCACAAGGTAACGCACCTGTAACTCATCATTTCGCACCTGGTGTTTATATGAGGCAAATGGATGCGACATCAGGTTCATTGGTTGTAAGTAAAATGCACCGAACAGAACATATGAATATTTTGCTTAAAGGTTCTCTGACTGTAGTTACCGAAAATGGGATTGAATACTTAAAAGCCCCTCAGATTTTAAAATCAGCAGCGGGAACTAAAAGAATTGGCTATTTTCATGAAGATAGCTCATGGATAACGGTTCATCCAACCACATTAACCAATGTTGATGAGATAGAAAAAGAAGTCATTGTGCCAGAGGCAGATGTCGATACTTTTCTTGAATCGATCGGTTATAAACCCAAGGAGTTTAAATTATGTCATGGGGAGCAGTAATAGCAGGTGGTGCGGCGATTGCCGGGGGGGTAATGTCTTCTAATGCATCTAAAAAAGCCGCCAAGCAACAATCACAAGCGGCTACAGATGCTGCAAACATGTCGCTTGAGCAATATAGACAAACCCGTGATGATTTGATGCCATATACTGAGGTTGGTAAGTATGGCTTAGATCAATTACTGTCTGGATATAAGGATGGTTCTCTTACAAAGCCATTTAGCCTTACAGACTACCAGCAAGATCCGGGTTATCAATTCCGTTTACAGAATGGAATGGACGGCATTCAGAGCTCAGCCGCTGCGGGTGGCGGGCTATTAAGTGGCGCAACACTCAAGGCTTTAAACTCATACAATAGCAACTTAGCTTCCCAAGAGTACAATAACGCATATACACGTTACGGTAACGACCAACAGAATCGTTACGCTAGATTAATGGATTTGGCTCGTGTTGGTCAAAACTCTGCTGCCCAGACTGGTGTTATGGGGCAGAGTGCTGTAGGTGCTGCCGGTGCCAATTTAACCAGTGGAGCAAATGCAGCAGCAGCTGGGACTATAGCGAGTGGAAATGCTTGGAGTGATGCGGCTGGGCAACTTGGGACTCTTGCAACAGCTTATATGAACAATAAAAAAAGCGGAGTAATCTAAATGACCATAGATCCAACCATCCCTTTAATGTCTAAGGGTATTAATGGGTTAAAAATGCTTGAAGATGGGTCGCAATTAGCTCAACTTTGGCAATCTCAAAAAACCGATGGTGAGCTTAATCGTATTTATAAGGAGTCTGAGGGTAATTTAACAAAGATGCTCGGTTTGGGTAAACAATCCAAGCTTTCGCGTTTCGTTGTGCCTCAGATTCAGTCACAAATCGCAGCTCAGAACAAGCTTTATACTGATCAACTTAAATCCGAAGCCGATATTGCTAAAACTTCAAGTGAGGCATTTAAGAACAATCAGCAAGGTCAAGGTTATGGCGTTGATAATGCACAAAAGAAATTAGGTGCAATTAATCAGGCGATTACCTCAGGGGCAATGACAGGTGATAAATCTCAAATTTTGTTGGGTTTGGATGGTTTGCGCCGTGTAGGTATGTTAAGCGATGCTGATTATTCAAGCTACTTTGATAAATTGGGAACAATGAATAGTCCTGATGAAATCAAACAATGGGCAACAGGATTGGCATTGGCAGGTTCTAAGGATCCAGCATCATACTTAATGCAGACAGCGAACAATGTTGCTGATAATCAAACATCAACTAACAACAATATTCGCTCAACCAATGCATCAATTTACTCAACTGATGTTGGTGCACAAACTGCTGATAAGAACCGTTCACAGCAAGAGTCGCAGTTTCAACAAAATTACACTCTCAATCAACAGAAACAGTTTTTTGAGCAAAACAAACCAATTGGATTTGAAACTGGTAATGATGGCTATCGTTATGCAATTTATCCGAATGGTAAGGGTGTTCGTGTATTGGGTGAGGATGGCCAGCCTATTAAGATGCAAAGCAAACAAGATGGCTCAATTGCTTCTAAAATAGCTGAAATTCAGGGAGTGAATGATCAAGCAAATCAAACCATAAAAAATCTTCAAAGAGCTAAGGATTTAAGTAATCAAGGTATTTATGATGGCTCATTTTCAAACTTGCGTGCTGATTTGATGGGTAACTTTGGTGGCACCCAAGAGTCAATGCGTACGCAACAATACAATAATATTGTTATGCAAAACGCCTTGGCTAGTTTAAAAGCTATATTTGGCGGCAATCCAACTGAGGGTGAGCGAGACATATTACTGAAGATTCAGGCTTCATCAAACTACCCAACTCCAGTTCGCGAACAAATCTTGGATGATGCTATAGCTGCGGCTCAAGCGAAAATTCAGTCTAATAATGGGCAGATTCAAACTATTCGTGGAGGATCAACAGTCCAGCAAAGTAGTCAAACTCCATCGGTGAATTCTTACTCGTTTATGCCTTAAATTCTTGTTATATTCTCTTTAAATTATAAAAGGGGACATTAATGATCATAGTTTTACTTATTGCTTGCCTAATTTTAATCTACTGGGTAACCAAACTGAGTGCAAACCTTGAGGAGTTGAGAAAAATAAATCAGTATAATTTTGAAGTATATAGCAACAAATTTAAGGATATTGAGGATTCATTTAAACATGAAAGGGAGCAGAGAGAGCAGCTCTTGGAAAGAATTCGAGATATAGAAAAAACAAAGCATTAAAACAATTTATTAAATTAACCACCTTCGGGTGGTTTTTTTACATCTAATCAAAGGTGATTTATGGCTAAATTATCGCAACTTCAAGAAGCTTATAACAATCCCAATGTGCGCCGTTTCCTGAATGCTATCGCTGATGCTGAGGGTGTGAAATATGGCTATAACACATTATTTGGTAATCAGCAGTTTAATGATTTAAGTGCTCACCCAAATGTCAGAAAGGCCTTTAAACAAACGGATGGCACAACAAACTATACAACAGCTGCTGGCCGTTATCAGTTTATCAAAGACACTTGGAATGGATTGGCTAATCAATATGGATTTAAAGATTTTTCCCCTCAATCTCAGGATCTGGGGGCAATAGCCTTAATTGCTCAAAATGGTGCCTTAAATGACGTCATGCTGGGGCGTTATGAGAATGCTGTAAATAAGCTTGGCTCACAATGGGCATCATTACCAAGTTCCAAATATGCGCAGCCTAAGCGATCGTGGGATCAGTTTAACCAATACTTAGGTAAGAGTAATACCGGTAATAAAAATGAATATTCACCAACAATGGTGGATTTAAAATCTGTAGGCATACAGTCCGCACCATATCAACCTGAATACGTTGATCTTCAGAATGTTGGTATTGGTAAGCAAACACAGCAATACCAGCCAGAAATGGTGGATTTAAAATCTGTAGGAATTGGATAACATGGCAGGCGAACAAACAAGAGCTTTTATCGATGCTCAACGAAAAGCAGGAAAGTCTGATTCTGATATTTTTCTTGCGATGATGGATAGTCCTAAATTTTCAGCGGGCATTCAAAAAGGCAATCAACTTGGGCATTCAAACCGTGATATTGCACTCGGCTTGGGTTTAAATTTACGCGAGCGCAAGGCTGTAGATCTGGATGCCGCAAAGCATGGCGCGATGCTTGATGAAGCCAAAAAACAAGGTCCTACACGAGCATGGGAGTCTGGTTTACTAGGTTTTTCTGATTTAGGTGCTGGCATTAAACAAGGTATTAATTATGTTGCTGATGGCATCAGTGGAGGCATTAATAAGGTAGCTGGTACAAATTTAGATACTCAATCTTATGATCGATTCACTCAAGAACGCAAAGATATTGAGGATTGGCACAATTTGCGTCGAGAAGCGAATGATCAGGGATTCGATATAGTTCGTTTAGGTGGTCAAATTGCTGGTACTGCACCAATGGCTGCTGCTGGACGTGGTTACCAAGGCGCAAAAATTCTATCCAAAGCAGGTGCGGAAGTTGCAGCTCATAACGCTGCTTTGGGCGCTGCCATGGGGGGAGCAAGTTTTGCGGGAGATTCTGAGCAGCGTGCACAAAACATGGCATTTGGCGCAGTTGGTGGTGCAGCAGGTGGTGCTGTTGGTGAAAAGATTGGGCAGGGTGTTGGTAAAGCTATCCAAGCGGGAAAAAATACAGCCGCAAGATTCTCAACAGAGAGATCCAATCAAATTTTACAGTCCATCGATCAAAAATTAGATGATGCATTACGCCAAAGTGGTAGCCAAGTAACATTAGGTCAGTTGTCTGATGATGTTGTAAATGGCTTGCGTCAGGATGCCTTCAATACACTAAAATCAGGTCGTGATTTAAGCCCTGAAGCTGTGGCCAGAAAGGTTGTTCTGGATAGACTCGGTTTAAAAGGAACTCAAGCGCAGCTAACTGGCGATGCCAAACTTTGGCAAAAACAAGCTGAGCTAGCCAAGATTGATGGCGCCGGCGATCCGATTCGTGGAAAGTTGATCGATGATAACGAGCAGCTAAAATCATTGCTAAACAAGGCAACAGAAAGAACAGGTGGTAATGCAACTGATCAATATGGGGCTATGCAAGGAGCTTTAAACTCGATTGATGATCAACTTGCTCAGAATAAGGATTTTGTAAGAACGGCCTATGATGTTGCGCGGAATGCGCCAGGTAATGACATTAAACTGGACGGCAAAGGATTTGCAAACGATGCTTTTACAGCCTTGGAACAAAATTATGCTGCATCCA